GACCCGCGCCCAACTGCTTACGCGGTGTCGCGAAAGTCCAATTTCAAAAAACTGATAACATAATCGTATGACTAACCTGCGAATTGAAACTGTAAACATTTCAGCTTTGTCTTTTGATCCTACGAATGCGCGTAAGCACGATAGTAAAAACATTGATGCGATTGCTGGAAGTTTGAAGTTGTTTGGTCAGCGTAAGCCGATTGTTGTTACTGCTGCGAATGTGATTGTTGCTGGTAATGGAACTGTTGAGGCTGCTAAGAGTTTGGGTTGGGCTGAGGTTTCTATTGTTCGGATTCCTGTTGATTGGACTCCTGAGATGGTTAAGGCTTATGCCCTTGCTGATAATAGGACTGCTGAGTTAGCTGAGTGGGATGCCAAGGTTTTGGCTGATCAGTTAATTGAGTTAGATGCTGTGGGTTGGGATGTTTTTGAATTTGGATTTGCAGAATTGCAACCACCTACAAACCCAAATTTTTTACCAGATGAAAATGACCAACCTAGATTAGATCAATTTTCCCCTGTGATTTGCCCTAGTTGCAACTTTCAATGGCGGGTTGATGCCAAGGGAAATATAGAAAAAGCGTGAGCGTTAAGGTAGCTGGCGTAACACACGAAGCAGCAAAATTTGCAGTTCTTAATTGGCATTATTCCAAACAAATGCCAATAGGTAAATTGATAAAATATGGAGTTTGGGAAAATGAAAAATTTATCGGTGTAGTTTTATTTGGTCGAGGCGCTACTCCAAATTTGGGAAAGCCTTACGATTTGCAACAAAATGAACTTTGCGAGTTAGTCAGGGTTGCATTAGACAAACACGAAGCACCAGTAAGTCAAATAGTTTCAAAAGCAATTAAAAATCTTAAATTGCATAATACGGGGTTACGGTTAATAGTTTCTTTTGCAGATCCTGATCAAGGTCATTATGGCGGAATTTATCAAGCAGGAAATTGGATTTATACTGGATCAAGCAATGCAGCAAAATTTTTTAACATTAAAGGAAAAAAAACTCATCCACGATCAGTAGGTGCTGTAGGTGGTATTCAATCGTTGAATTGGATTCAAAAAAATTTAGACCCAAAAGCAGAAATAATAATTACAGCACCAAAACATAGGTATTTATATCCATTAGACAGAACAATGAGAAAAAAAATTATTAAGATAGCATTACCTTATCCATCTGCGGTGGAGGGCTTAGAAGAAAGCCGTATTGATTCCGTCAATAAAGTGCAGGTGCAATCCCTGCCCACCGCTCAAAATTTTATTTAATATGGCACATATGGGCAGACCGCCAAAACCTATTGAACAAAAACGTGCGCTCGGAAACCCAGGCAAGAGACCTCTGCCAACTGAGGGTTCACTTGTTTTGCTGCCATCAATGTACGAAATACCTGAACCACCAAGACCAATCGTCACAGAGGCCGCTAAAGCCCTTTGGAATAGAACCTGGAGTATGGGTCAAACTTGGTTAAGTCCACAAACAGATATTGAGCTATTGCTTATGACTTGTGAGATGGTTGATGAACGTTGGAATCTACGAATAAAAGTTTTGCAAGATAACAGACCAGAAGAACGAAAAGGATTAAGAGATTTAGAAAGACAACTTATTGGCAATCTTTCACTTCTTGGTTTCACACCAACTGATCGTTCAAGACTTGGTGTAGCTGAGGTTAAAAAGATTTCTAAACTAGAGGCTCTGCGTGAACAGCAAAACAAACCTAGAGATTAAAGGTTGGCCACCGCGTTGGGTCACACCTCTTACCGAACAAGAGTTATCTGATTCAAAAGGTTGGCAGGTTTCAAATTTTATTAACGCTTTATGTATTCAGACTAAAGATACTGTTGCTGGTCGCGCTGGTGAACCTTTAGTTTTAAGGGATTGGCAAACACAATTATTAAATAACGTTTTTGCTGTACGTGATGATGGAATGTTTAAGCACCGCACAGCCCTAGTAGGAATGGCTAGAAAAAACGGAAAATCGGCTTTGTCATCTGGTATTGCTCTATGGGGTTTATTTATGGGTGAGCAAGGTGGGGAAATTTATTCTTGTGCCGCTGATAGAGACCAAGCAAGAATTGTTTTCGGTGACGCAAAAAGAATGATTGAAGCTGAGCCTGAATTAATGTCTCAAGCTAAGTTGTATCGTGATGCAATTGAGATTCCAGCAACAGGTTCAATTTATCGTGTGCTTTCATCTGAGGCTTACACGAAAGAGGGTTTGTCACCAACTCTTGTAATTATGGATGAGTTGCACGCTTTACCTAATCGTGAACTGTTTGACGTTATGCAACTTGGTATGGGTGCTAGACGTGAGCCGCTGTTGTTGTCTATTACAACTGCTGGTGTGAAAACTGATTCAACTGGTCAAGATTCAATTGCTTATTCTTTGTATCAGTATGGACAAAAAGTTATTCGTGGCGAATATGATGACCCATCTTTTTTTATGGCTTGGTGGGAAGCATCTATTGAAGCGGATCATAGAAACCCTGAGACTTGGAAACTTGCTAATCCTGCGTTTGGTGATTTGAACTCTGAAGAAGATTTTGAGTCGGCTGTTAAAAGAACTCCCGAATCAGAATTTAGAACTAAAAGAACTAATGCTTGGGTATCTTCTCAAACCGCTTGGCTTCCCAATGGTGTTTGGGAAAGTAGAGAAACCACAAAAGAAATAGGTAAAGATGTTCCTGTGATTCTTGGTTTTGATGGTTCTTTTTCTGGTGATGCTTCAGTAATAATTGGTGTGACCGTTGAAGAAAACCCACACGTTTTTATGGTGGAAGCCTGGGAGAAACAACCTGAAGATGACGACACTTGGCGAGTGGATTCTTTAGAAGTTGAGAACTCAATTATTCAAGCGTGTCAAAGATTTAATGTTTTAGAGATTGCGTGTGATCCTTTTCGTTGGCAAAGAAGTATGCAGGTTTTACAGGATGCAGGTCTTCCTGTTGTGGAATGGCCATCAACCTCAGCTTCAAGAATGATTCCTGCTTGTGCAAAATTTTATGACGCTGTTGTTGGAGAAAAACTCACGCAGGATGGCAACGCACTTTTAACAAGACACATTTCCAATGCTGTTGTAAAAGTTGATAGACTTGGCCCTAGGATTGTTAAAGAACACAGAGGGAGTCCAAGAAAAATTGACGCTGCTGTCGCAAGCATAATTGCTTTCGATAGAGCTACAGTTTCTCGGACCAATCCTCAAACGATAGTCCCAGAGTTTTTCTTTTAGGAGATTTTTTGATTTCATCAACCATTCAAGCAGTCGGACTTTTTACAGTTTCTTTAGGTCTTGGCCTCATATTTATTCCAGCGGGCATAATTGCGTTAGGTGTTTCTTTTGTTTTATTTGGTCTTGCGCTTGAGAAAGGTAAATGATGTTAGGTAATCTTTTTAATCTTGGCGAGAACAGAGCAATTTCGTTTCAATCTATTTGGGGCGCAGGTGACAGTTTTGCTTTTGAAACACAATCAGGTGCAAACATAGATGAAAAAACTTCATTTAGTATCGGTGCTTTTTATGCTTGTGTGCTTTTAATATCTGACACCATTTCAACACTTCCAGTTGATTCTTTTATCAGACGTGATGGTAATCGTTTGCCTTACAGACCAAAACCTGAATGGGTACAAAGACCAGACATTGATTTACTTCGAAGTGAACATTATCAACAAGTTCTCATCTCACTTCTTTTAGATGGTAACTCTTTCACAAGAATTTATCGTGATGGTCGTGGAGATGTTGCAAACCTTGTTTGCCTCGATCCTCTGAGAGTCCAAGTTCAAAGAAATCCTGTAACGAGAGAAGTTGAATATGTTGTTGATAATTCTTATGCTGGAGTTGTTCAAGCAAGAGATATGTTACACATTACAGAAATTCGTAAACCTGGTGCTTTGCGTGGAACTTCGAGAGTAACGGAACTTAGAGAAAACTTAGGATTGGCTTCAGCGTTACAAAGTTTTGCTGCAAGATTCTTTGGTCAAGGCGCAACCTCACAGGGCATCATTGAGTTCCCTGGTGCTTTGACCTCACAACAAGCAAAAGATTTACAAGCTGGATTTGATAACGCACACAAAGGTTACAAGAAAGCACATAAAACAGGTGTTCTATCTGCTGGTGCAAAATATGTTAAAACTGGTGTAAATCCTGACGAAGCACAAATGCTTGATTCACAAAAATTCCAAGTCGAATCAGTTGCAAGAATGTTCCGTGTCCCTCTTCATATGATTCAAGTTTCAACACCTGGTGCAATGAGCTATGCCTCAGTTGAACAAAACAGCATCAACTTTGTTACACATACACTCAGACCATATATAGAAAAAATTGAATTTGCTTATTCAACACTTTTACCAACCGAAGCATTTTTAAAATTTAATGTTGATGGTTTATTGCGTGGTGACTTCACAACCCGAATCCAAGGATACTCAATTGGTTTACAGGCAGGTTTTTATTCCGTGAATGATGTTAGAAGATTTGAGGACTTGAGACCAGTTGAAAATGGGGACAGTAATCGTGTTCCTCTTGCAAATATTAACTTGGTGGAAGCAGATGTTGTTGAGCAAGATAAACGTGTTTCTATGGCAGCAAGATTAGTTCAAACAGGTTTTGACCCTGCACAAGTATTGTCAGCACTTGGACTTCCTAAGATTGCCCACACAGGAGTTCCATCAACACAGTTACAGCAGGTGGCACAGATTGATCCAGTAAATCCAGAATCAGTTTATGAGGTTCAATAATGGCTTTAACAAGTGGAGCAGTAACAATTGGAACAGTTGCAACACTTATAGATGGAGTTTCATCTTCTAACCCTATTCATTTGCATCTCCACAATAACGATAATACTGACAGTCTTTTTTTAGGTGGCCCATCAGTTACAACTTCAACAGGAATGAGTTTAGTGAAGTTAGATAGTTTTGAGATAACTTTAAGACCAGGAAACCAAATTTATGCTGTTTCTAGTAAACCAGGTCACGTTATATCTTTTATTAAACAGGATTTTTAATGCCTTATTTTATTACGAATGATGCTGAGGGTTGTGATGGCTTTGCCACAATAAAAGAAGATGGTGAAGTTATTGGTTGTCACGAAACAAAACAGGAAGCCATTGATCAGATGGTTGCTGTTTCCATTGCTGAGGATATAGAACCTGGTGGTGAAAGAATGAAACACAAAAAGAAAAAAATGAAAACTCTTTATCGTGCACCAGTAGGAGCAGAAGATAAATTTGCAACAGAAGAAGAAGCATTAGACAGGGCTGATGAAATAGGTTGTGAGGGCACACACACCATTGATGAAAATGGTGAAACAGTTTATATGCCTTGTTCAACTCACGCAGTTTATGATGCTTTAGTTAATGAAACTGATGATGATGACGAAGATTTGGAAGATGAAGAAAGAGCACCTGCACCGAAGAAAGAACAAATAAAAGGTAGCGACACCAATAAACCTGGAAGCGCAAAAGGTTCAGGGGCAAGCATAACTTTTAGTGCTGCCACAACTACCGCCTTGAAAAATAAAGTTTCTGAACATAACGACAAAATGAAAGAATTATCAAAACCTGATTACACAAGAACAAGACTCGGAACACTCAAATCCGTTTACAGGAGAGGATCAGGGGCTTATTCAACTTCTTTTAGACCAGGTGTTTCCAGAGCGGCTTGGTCAATGGCAAGAGTAAATGCTTTCCTTTACCTTTTGAGAAATGGCAGACCAGCAAACGCAAAATATGTTGCTGATAATGATTTATTACCTAAAGGTCATCCAAAATCAAACAGAACAAATGATTCATTTTCAGATGAACAAAGACAAGTTGATTTAAGTCCACCAGCATATATGCGTGCATCTGCTCGCAGAGGTTTACAACTTAATGCTGAGGGTAAAGGTGGAGATGGGCTAACCGATAAAACCATTCGTGAAGCAAGGGAAATGGCTGCTGGGAATGTTAGTGAAGATAAATGGCGCAGAATTTCACCTTGGATTGCTAGACACCTTGTTGATTTAGATGCCCCAAAAAATTCTGATCCTAATGATCCACAATATCCAGGTCCAGGACTCGTGGCTTTTTTTCTTTGGGGGAGCGGACCAACTAAAAGGTCAGCGCAAAGAGCAGCGGATTTTGCTCAAGGTGTTGTTGAGAGATTAGATATGGAAGAAA